ACAAAGGATCACTAGGTCTTTTGGTTGGTGTTGCTATTGGGGTAGGGACTTCCATCGCTATTGTAAGGGCGGTACAACCTAGCCAATGAGAACCAGAAAAGACCCCAATTATATCGCCTCCGTTGAAAAAGCGATCACTGAAAAGTATGGTAAAAATACCGTACAAGACTTTCGTAATGAGTGGCAAGAAGATAAAGAAAAAGAGTACTTAGCGCAACTCAAAGAGATGACAGCTAAGAGAGACAAAAATTCAATTAAAAAAGAAGAGATCGTCGTCGGCGATGTAAGGATTACTAAACGACGAACAAAGCAAAAAGATAACCGCACATGCCCCGTCTGTAAAACATATTCGTTTTCCAGCAGAGACGACCTATATATGAATAGGTTTAAAAGCTGTTACCAATGTTACATAGATTTCATCGAACATCGTGAAGAAGCATGGAACAACGGCGAAAGACCAACAGATGAGCATATCGAATATGCCTTAAGGAGAAGAAAATAATGGCTACTGTCCTAGACGTAATTAAAGGTTTGAATCAAGCGGCTGCTAATGCTTATGACGGCGCTTTGGATGAGAACGGAGAGGCTCTAAAAATTGGTCTTAATCGGGAAGATGGAGACCCCATTATCGATAGCCGTCTTATAGACGGATTTAAGGTACGCTTTGCGGGACCAAAAATGATTGTTAGCTACCAGAGCGAAATGCGTGTGGACGAGCTTCATCCTCGTAACCAGTTTGAAAACGAGATCAACGCTAAGTTTGCTGACATTGTAAAATTCCTTAAAAAAGAATATAAAAACATCACTAAAGATAGTGTAACACTCACAGAAGACTCCGATGTGGACATTATGGTTCAGACTACTTCTCGTATTCACACCTGGGTTCAAGCAAAAAAACAATATGCCATTGGCGGCTTTGACGGTGTTGAATCGATCAGGATGGGTTCAGAACGTGCTGCGGAGAGACGGCACAAAGACTACCACAAACAATTTAAGGATTTTTTAGAAATCTCGTCTGACAAACGACCTCCCAACGATAAGGCTAAAAAGAATCCAGAAACCCCTGAGGGATAAATGTCTTTGACCAAAAAGGAGATGATGGCGCAAATAGTGCGCTGTGGGAAAGATCCTGCCTTCTTTTGTAAAAAATATGCCAAGATCTCTCACCCGATGAGAGGTTCAATCCCTTTTGACCTGTACGACTTTCAAGAGCAGGCACTCAGAGATTTTAAGGAGAACCGTTTTAGCGTTATCCTTAAGGCTCGTCAGTTAGGGATATCTACCACTGTGGCAGCATATGTTGCGTGGCTAATGCTTTTTCACAAAGATAAGAACGTTCTTGTCGTGGCTACAAAGCTTGGGACTGCTGCTAATCTTGTAAAGAAGATTAAGGCGATTCACAAGAATTTGCCACCGTGGCTTAAGATATCGGATATTTCAATAGATAACAGGAATTCATTTGAGCTAACTAACGGTTCTCAGGTGAAGGCTTCATCAACTTCTGGCGACGCCGGTCGTTCAGAAGCGTTGTCCCTACTTGTAATTGACGAGGCTGCTTTCGTTGAAGGTATTGACGAACTGTGGGCAGGTCTTTATCCTACCCTGTCAACTGGTGGTCGCTGTATCGCCCTTTCCACACCAAACGGTGTTGGCAACTGGTTCCACAGAACCTACACAGAGGCAGAAGAAAACAAGAACGACTTCCATACAATCAGGCTACCATGGAATGTTCACCCAGAACGTGATCAAGCTTGGTTTGAAAAAGAGACAAGAAATATGTCTCGCCGTGAAATCGCACAGGAACTTGAGTGTAACTTCAATGCTTCAGGTGATACAGTAGTTCACGGGGACGACTTAAAATTAATACTAGAAAAAGTTACTGAACCAAAACACAAAACAGGTTTTGATAGAAACTACTGGATCTGGAGAGAACCAGAGCCACAAAATGATTATATCTTAGTTGCTGACGTTGCTAGAGGCGATGGCTCCGACTTCAGTGTTGCTCATGTGTTTGATACTCAGACTATGGAACAGGTAGCAGAATACCAAGGCAAAATCACCCCAGATATGTTTGCCCCGTTGTTGTTTTCCATTGCCTCTGAGTATAACAATGCTCTATTAATTATTGAGAACAACTCTTTGGGCATTGGGGTGTTGAGCAGGTTACAAGATTTAGACTATAAAAATTTATATTATAGTATAAAATCAACACATGAATATGTTGATGAGGTATCTGCCCAGGCGCTTGGTGGCGTCGCTGGTTTCACAATGTCTATGAAAACCAGACCACTTGTTATTGCGAAGTTTGAGGAATTCGTGAGAAATAAACTAATTACTATTAATTCTATTCGCTTTGCGAATGAAATTAAAACTTTTGTATGGCACAATGGTAGACCACAAGCCATGAGAAGTTACAATGACGACCTGGTGATCGCTGCGTGTATAGGTTGCTGGGTAAGAGGAACTGCTTTAACAGCAAACCAACGGGAGGCAGATTACAAGAAGGCATTATTAACGAGCATTTCCGTGTCCTCTACAAAACTAAACACCAAAATACATGGTCAGCACGGTTTTAAGGGCAATCCACACACTTTTAAGGGCACAGACGGAAAGACTCACGACCTAAATTGGATCATTAAAGGATAACCATGGCTGAAAACAATAACAATAACAACGGTAACAATCCCAGAAATAACCAGTCTAACCTGTTTAAAAGATTGACACGACTTTTCAGTGGACCTATTGTTGATTACGATCGCCCCTCCACGATTAGAGCTACTCGCAGAGATATTACAAAGTATACTTTTACAAGTAGCACCGGAAAAGAATTTAAAAAGAAAGAATATTTCAACCCATTCGGGAACCTAACAAATAAAGTTCTTAATCAGCGCAATAAGCAAATGCGTTATACTGATTTTGAACAGATGGAGTATATGCCAGAGATAGCTTCGGCTTTGGACATCTATGCTGACGAGATAACAACCTCAACTGCTTTTAATCCTCTAATAAACATAGATTGTCAGAACAGAGAGATTAAAGATATTTTACATACTCTTCTGTACAATGTTCTAAATGCTGAAGCAAATCTTTTTGGGTGGGCAAGAAGCACTTGTAAGTACGGAGATTACTATCTTTATCTGGACATAGATGATAATATTGGGATCACCAATGTAATTCCATTGCCAGTTCGTGAAATTGAAAGAATCGAAGGTACGGACCCAACAAATCCTAACTATATTCAGTTTTTTTGGCAAAATGCGGAGGGTAACAAAGGTATAACTTTTGAAAACTGGCAAGTCTCTCACTTTAGAGTGGTAGGCAATGACAAGTATGTGCCTTATGGAACCTCGGTGTTAGAGCCTTCTCGTCGTATTTGGAGACAGCTTACGCTTCTTGAAGATGCGATGATGGCTTATCGTATCGTCCGCTCACCAGAACGACGTGTTTTTTATATTGATATTGGCAATATGCCCGCTGAGGATGTTGAGCAATATATTGAACAAGTCAAAACCCAAATGAAGCGCAATCAAATAGTCGATGAAGACACTGGTCGAGTTGATTTGCGATACAATGCTATGAGTGTAGATGAGGACTTCTACATTCCTATTCGTGGTGCCGCTAGTAACACTAGGATTGAAACCCTAGCCGGTGGTCAGTTCACTGGCGACATTGATGATGTGAACTATCTTCGTGATAAGCTTTTCTCAGCCCTTAAGGTACCAAAGGCTTACCTAGCACAATCAGATGCTCAAGAAGATAAGACAACTCTATCCCAAAAGGATATTCGCTTTGCTAGAACCATTCAACGACTTCAGCGAGTCATTGTTGCGGAACTAGAAAAGATTTGTATCATCCACCTTTATACTCTTGGGTATAGAAACAATGACTTGTTGTCCTTCAAACTAGCCCTCAACAATCCATCCAAGATTGCTGAACTACAGGAACTCGAACATATGCGAACCAAGTTTGATGTCGCTGGTAGTGCTACTGACGGATACTTCTCCAAGCAGTGGGTATACCGAAACATCTTCAAGATTTCCGAAGAAGAGATTGATAGAATTCAGGTTGAGCAATTCAGCGATGCCCTACAGGGTGCTGCTATTGAACAGGCCGGCACTGTCCCGGAAGGCGGCGAAGGTGGAGAACTCGGGGGCGATGATTTAGGTGGCGACCTCGGCGGCGACCTCGGCGGTGACCTTGGTGGCGACGAGGGCGGAGAAGAGCCAGCAGATGAAGGACCACTTTTAGCCGAGCCCGATATCGAGCCTGGTCAACGTAATGACAATGGCTACATGTATGTGAAAAGTCCAAAATGGCGTCAGGGCGCACGAAAGCGAAGTTATCTTTCTTCAGCAGGAAACAATTTGGCTTCATCCTCACGCCGCAACCTATTTAAAGGGTGGTCTGGAGAAATGGGACCACTGTCTCGTGGAGTAGTGGGAGAGTCTCAACAAGAAGAAGAGAAACTAATTTTCGAAACTCAGTTTGATATCAAACAACTAATAAAACAATTGGAAGACAAAGATGAAGGTGAAGCATAATAAAAAAAGAAACACAGCCTTTTTGTACGAAGTATTAGTACGTGAACTAACAAAGTCTGTAGTAGAAAAAGACACAGCACGCACCAAGAAAATAAAGTCTATTCTAAAAGAACACTTTAGAAGCGGCAAGGTTCTTTTTGGCGAGTTGGGGTGTTTTAAGGCGTTATCAGATCAGGATAGCTTTGACCGCTACACCGCAGAAAAAATGATCTTCCGAGCAAAGAAAGAGTATGAATCTTTTGACCAACAAGATATTTTCAATGAACAATCAGCCGTAATCAAAAAGATTAACAGTGGTTTGGGGAAAGAAGTATTTAATAATTTTGTTCCTGACTATAAGTCTTATGCTACGTTGGCTCAAATTTTTGGGAACAAGCTTGCTGTTAAGAGCCGTGTGATCATGGAGCAACAGATTATAGATACCCTAACATCAGAACCCACCGCCCCAGAGCCTCTTCAGCCAGTAGATAATTTGGTTGTAAAGTCTTTCACAGATAGGTTCAACGATACTTATGTGGATCTTTTGCCAGAGCAAAAAGATCTACTAACTCGGTTTATCACATCATTTAATGAAAATGAAGCTGATTTTAAATTGTTTGTAGGTGAAGAGTTGAAAAGAATTTACAATAGTGTGGAGAATTCCTTGACTCTTTCAGAGGTAAAAGAAGACGAGCAAATGATTAATGGGACGAAAAAAGTCCTCGATCAAATTTCTGAATTCAAGGTCCACAACATAACTGAAAAACATATTCTAAAAATCCTTAAACTTCAGGAATTAGTTAGAGAATATAATAACGATGCCGATAACGATTAAAATAGGCGATAGCGCCAAAGAAGAACCAAAGCCCATTCAGGCTTCAATATCTCTACAGGTCAAGAAAACTCTTGACGGCAACCTGGTAATAAACGACCACCAGTATCTGGATATTATTATCAAGCCCACAGAGGGTAAGCTTATAACGATGCCAAAGCCGCATGTTGAAAAAGATGTTTATGACTATCAGAAAGATCTGATGTATAATCTATTCAAGGGTGGCGTGACTGACGCTTCTGCGCCTCGTGGTGGTCCTGTTTATGGAATGGTGGAAACCACCTACCCTGTAGAGGGTGATGTAGATAATCTTCAGGCTGTATTATATCGCATTAGTGAGTATCTCAAGGAGGTCGCCAACTCCGAACAAGTGGCGGAAGAATACGACGAAAATATCGAAGATAGGTTTACTGATCCAAACGCAAAGGATTCGACACCCTACGGAGAGATTCCACCCTACCAGGACACCCCAGAGGGTCGTGCCGCTTCTCTTGATCCAACTTATACGTTTGCGGGATACGGCTATTATTACTAATGTCCCTTCTTTATTTTGTCCTGTGTTCTTATGGCTTGACACAAATCTTAGCCTTTGCTAAAATATTCGATTCCATCCGTCCAGATCATCACTTTTTCAGTTGTCCAATGTGTATTGGCTTCTGGGCAGGTGTCTTCTTGATGATCCTAAACCCATATACCGAACTATTTACATTTAATATTAGTTTGGTGAATGCTTTGCTTTTAGGATCGCTTTCATCGGCTACGTCATATGCGTTGTGTATGCTGATATCAGATGGAGGATTCCAACATGAACACCGAATTAAAGGGAATGTGGACGCAAAAGTGGAGACTAAGGCCCGTAGCCAGATGTTGTCGTGGTAGCTGTATCGTGCGGGTAGCGCCCGCATTCAAAGGAGAAAAAAATGACTAAGAAATATGTCCTACAAGAGTTTATGAATCTGGATTATAGCGACGATCTTCTGACCGAAGAGGAGCGTGAGGGTAACCGTAATGGTACCCATCTTATAGTCGCCGGCAAAATCCAAGCCGCAGGAAAAAAGAATGGTAACGGTCGCATTTATCCACGTCCTATTCTTGAGCGAGAGATGAAGAACTATGAAAAGCTTGTCCGAGAGGGTCGTGCTATTGGAGAATTGGACCACCCAGATAGCTCTGTAGTTGAGCTTAAAAATGCTAGCCATCTTATCACGGAGGTTTGGTGGAAAGGTGATGATGTCATGGGTAAGATGAAGATCCTTGACACTCCTGCTGGACAAATCGCTAAACAACTAGTCGAAGGCGGGGTACAGTTGGGCATTTCTAGTAGAGGACTCGGCTCGACTCGTCAACAAGGTGGCGTAACAATGGTTGAGGATGATTTCCAACTTCTTTGTTTTGATTTGGTTTCTGAGCCAAGCACGACCGGCGCTTTTTTGGTAGCCGAAGGACAGGAAGTAAAAACTCACCTAACAAAAGCTGATAGAATTAACAGAGCTTTGAACAATGTTCTGGATGACTAAAGAAAGAGGTTTGAATGAAAAAGTCAGAATTAAAAAACATTATTAAAGAGTGCGTAAG